CAGCGTCAGACGTGTCTACCGACGTAGAAGTCCAAGGGGGTGCAAAAATATTCATCTGACACTCCGTGAAGCACAGATTGCAAGGGCAATCTCCACACACAGACGCAGGTCTCGTTCGAGATCAACAAGACGTCGTTCTAGGTCAAGGCAGAGACGTTAGTATGTAATTTCAAAAGGGTTTTGTTTTATGACAGAGTTGTCATAAAAATTTTATTTACTTCGGCGCCGGAGCATGAAGTGCGTTTACAACAACAGTCTATCAATAACGTGAACGATACCATTTGAACATTTGATGTCACCGTATAATACATTTTGGTTGTTATTGAGCAAAATAGATTGTTTGTCGGAAGACACAGTTATTTGATTTGAACATCCTCCATCATTCATCAGTGTATAAAGAATGAGATGTGGAGATGACATGAGCATATCTGCTGTTATAATTCCGGGAACTGTCGAATTTCGGCAAATACGTCTGGATGTATTTGCATCAAACATTAACGATTGTCTGAGTCGTGGTACAAACACGGTATAATTATTGATGCTTGAATCGTTATAAAAATTGAGCATGTTTGCTTTTCTGATAATTGTAAGAAAATGTGGAGCAGTTCTTGAAATATAATCCAAAAGTGTTCCAGGTGTTGCAACTTCGACACTGAGATTGTTTAATTCTTCATTTGGTTCAAACATTAACGTGGCTTGTGAATATGGTCCAACATAAGTCATTTTATCTTATTAACATAAAAATATATAAAATGATACGACAGATTTTTTCGAAAGTTTTTGAAACATGTGCGATATGTTTAGATGATGTAATCCCAATCCCGTTTCAATCTCGCAAATTAATATGCGGTCACATTTTTCATAAAAAATGTATTGAAAAAATATATCTCCCCAATTGTCCTCTATGTAACACATACATTTTTAATGATGTAGAGAAATATTTGTTAAGATCAAAGGACAAACACACCATGAAAAAACTATTGGTGGAACAAACTCAGAATACCGCCATCGGCGCCGGACGCACTGACTCGTCGCCTTCGTGCGTTATAAATATCAAACAATTGTTCGTTTATGCTGTAGATCATAATACTCTGTTAACACAAGCAATGTTTGAATTCTGTGATTTTTCTCAAGTGCTTGCAGACAATCTACACAATTTTGAATTGGCGTCTTTTATTCTTGATAAAAATGATGGTGGGGAAATAAGTGTAAACTGGTTTAAAACATTTAATGGACAGACACTCTTTGAATTGGTTTATGGAGGTGGAATAAGTCGTCACATTCGTGAACGCATTTTAACAAAAATCCCATCATACCAGCAGTTTCATCATTACCCACAGTTACCAACTGCACCACTATTGGATCTTTTCTAAGCTGTAGGACCTGTAGGACCTGTAGGACCTGTAGGGCCTGTAGGGCCTGTAGGGCCTGTAGGGCCTGCTTGATTTTGAGGTTCCCATTGTTTTTTTGCGACATTGTAAACTAATGCCTGGCCATCTGTTGGAGCAACTCCAGAAACAGGTATTCCATTGATCAGTAATGCGTTTTGAGGTTGAGTGATGTCAACCGTAAAGTTTAGATTATTACTCATATTTTATAATCACAAGAAAATTCTTTGTTATTTTCGATCAACAAAGAGTTAAGAGCAGGGACAGTTTGAAAAATGTCAGATATATTATCTTTGAATGCAAACATTCTATCTCGTATTGAACGAGAAGAGGAACTAAATAAAGAAACATTGGAAACCATAAATGCTCTCATTAAGCAATGTAGTGATGAGAAAACATTAGGAGAGTTAAAGAGTTTACGTGAGACAATTTGCCAAGATATCACAAAAGATCTTTTTATGGCAAAATCGTGCATGATTATAGATGAATATAAAAATATCCTTAAAGTTCCAATCTCTAGAGACAATGAGGTAAGTTTGCCTATTTTAAAACGTAAAGCAGAATTATCAGGTGACTTCGTTGGATTGGTGAAAGATCTGGTAAGGGAAAAAAACTGGTGCGATATCACTGTCCAGCAGAATAATATATCAGACAATATCTCGTGTGCCGTGTGTGAAAACAGCGACGAGAATTCTTTTGACCTGAATGAATATAACCAACGAATCTGTATGCTTTGTTGTACGCAGCAAACATCGATTGAAACGGGAATAACACACAAAGATTACACTAGAATAAACATAGTGGGAAAGTTTATTTACAATAGAGTATTACATTTCCAGGATTGCATCAAACAATATCAGGGCAAACAAAATTGTAAAATTCCGGACGAAGTATATGCGGATCTTGATAACAAATTTAGAGCTCATCGTCTTCTTCTAGAGGATGTCACAAACAATCATATAAAATACTCAAAAATTACCAGAAACCATATTAAATTATTTTTGAAAGAATTGAAACATACGAAACATTATGAGAATGTTAACTTGATTTATTTTACTCTGACAAATAAACGAGTTGATGATATTTCACATCTTGAAGAACAGCTTGTAGAAGACTTTAAAGACTTAGTCGCATTATATGATGAGACACATGGAAAAGATAAACCTCAAGAGCTTGATCGTAAAAATTTCATGAACGTTCAATATCTTCTTTTTCAATTGCTTCGTCGTCACAGTCATCCATGTAAAATTGAAGACTTCACAATCTTGAAAACTGTTGATAGAAAATTATTTCATGATGAGATTTGTAAAAATTTATTCAATAAATTAGGATGGAAGTTCACTCCAACTTTCTGATTTTAGAAAATGTATAATAAAAATGGCATGTGAACGAATCTCAAAATCAGAATGGGACTGGAAATCTGGAGAATCAAGAAAGGTCAGACTTGGATCTCTAGAGATTCCAATGAATTATTTTTCTTGCGGAGTTTATTTTTTTGATGGAATATTTCAAGTTGTAAAATTCCCAAAAGGAATGCAGCTATATCACGGATCTGGTGCTTTAGCAAATGCAAATGTTGAGTTCCCTGTTGGTGTTGACTTTTATTCTACAGAATCACCGACTGTAGACAACCGAAAATTGATGAAAGATTTAGAAAACAGTAATGAATCCGTTGAACACGAACTTACAAAATATTTACCTGTAGCTGCAGGATGGTTTGCTAGTCCTCGAGTTGCAAAAACGTATTCTCTTCAAAATAAAACCTTTACTGATCGATGTGGTGATAAATGCGTAAGTTCTTATGAGTTAACAAAAGACACAACGTTTATAATTCTTCACGACAATTTCAATATTTGGAAAATAATAAGTGACATGTCAGTTCCCCGAACTGTGAAAGAACAATTACTGTACATGTATAGTTTATCTCCGTCTGATGTTTTAAAAGCAAGATTAGATAATCAAAATTTTGGGGAAATAACTATCCCTGGAAAAAAAAGAAGATCTTATCGTGAAATAGATTTACCCTTTATGAAGTGGTTGTGTGGTTACTTGCCAAAGGAATATGCGGGATATGCAGCAAATGTTTCTGTACAAAACGCGCAACCTTATTTTCATTTAGAATTTGCTTTTTGCAACCCAATGAAATGGTTGAAACGAACGTTAGAAAATAAAATTGACTGGCAACATAACAATATATTAGAATCCGCAAGTGATATTATCAGACTTTTTATGGAGCAACTATCTTATTATAAATCTGCAAATGTAAATTTTCATGCAGGAAATTTACTTGAGCATTCAATCTGGTCACTTTTGTTTGCGGAACAGTTAATGACAAATCTAACCGCTACACCAATTGGTACCCCCAATTTAGAAACTCAACGTCAAATAGCAGCGGCAGCATTTTTACATGATATTGGGAAGATGTATCCAACAGGCCAACATAAAAGATCTCATGATTTTATTTATTATGACATCAAAGATCATCCTAAAATTGGTGGAGATTACATACGAGGTACGAAAAGCCTTCCATTAGTTGATGAAAACATGAACCAGATTGGAGTGTTTGATGTTCCAGCTCTTTTAGCAGCATTTGGATTCGGAAAACAAGATATACCTTCACTGGCAAGTATTGTTGATCTTCATTGGGAATTTGGGCATTATTTGCAAAAATGGAAAGGTGTTGGAGATATGGGCACGATTAAAGAATTTATTAACCATATTGGTATACACAGACCGTTTATATTCTTTTATTCTCTAATCATTGTTTCAATCGCTGACGTGCTTGCAAGTCAGCCTTTCGGAAAAAATAATCTTACAGCCGAATTAAACCATCATTCAAAATTCTTCCCTTTTATTGCTAATGTCCCTAAAAAATATCGCGGAGGAAATATAGCAGATAAAACAGCTGCTCGACGAAACTTGTTTGCAGAACTAATTTTGAAACAAGTTACTAAAATGGACATGGAAATGGAAATAGAATAGTTTTATCTTTTGATTAACGCCGTCGCCTCGTTCGTGCGTTTCTGGTTTTTTACATAGTTCTAAGTGAGTTAAAGAGAAGCAATACCAAGATAAAATGAAGAGAGATATCGATACAGAGTTCGCAAATCTTGAAACTATGATCAATGAAATTGATCTAACTCAGAAAGCCAAGAGAGGTTTGCTTAAACAGGTTGGGATCATTCGAAAGTGTTGTAAACCTAAGCGTGTAAATAAAACACGTGGATTGAATCAGAACTCGGGTCTCCAGAAACCAGTTAATATAAGTGAACAAATGGCTAAATTTGCTGGATGGGTTCCCACAGAGTTACATTCACGTGTTGAAGTTACTAAAATTATTTGCACCTACATTAAATCAAATAATCTTCAAAAACCTGAAAACAGACGAATTATTCTGCTTGACACCAATTTGAAAAATCTGTTAGCATATACATCAGACGAAATTACATATCCACATATTCAGAAATACATTGGGATTCATCTTATTAAACCCGCTATTGATGAAACACAACTTGAGAAAAAAGTTAAAGTTAAGAAACCCAAAAAATAAAAATAAAAATAAAACATTTTATGATCTATTTGATCATAAAACTAAAAACATCTTGACAATTATTTTATGACAAATAATTGTCATAAAAATTACAAATTACCTCCCAATAGCACTTCTGCATTTGGAACAAATATTCTTAGAAACTGATACAACCTTTGAATTCTTTGGAAAACAGATACCATCCACATAACACTTTGACATTTCATCTACTGTTTGTTTGCATACTGTACAATAAACACACATTTTTGGATCACTCATCTTGGAATAATAATTATAAGTTGAGTAGTTTGTATTGCTTGACGACGTGCTTTTATTTATTTTTTTATATGTTGTAGTATTTGAACGATCTATGTATTTGAACATATTGTTTATTTTATTGATTTGATCCTTTAAATCAAATTATGGTACTATTTACCTTGAATATTTAAATCATTAAGAATTTGTTTGACGCCCAATGAATTTTTGAGATCATTCCACTCTTCGTCTGTAATCTCGCGACCATTCAAAATCTTAAATAATTGTTTATAACTTTTAACGACTGTCTTAAGTTCATTAAGACAGTTTTGATGTTCATCTACAAAAACAGTAATTTGTCGAATCCTCCAAATATACCAAACAATGAAACAGCAGATAATTATTACCAATAACTTATACATTTTTTCCCTACAATATTTTATTCAAGTAGAGTGTTTTGTAAGTAGTTAACTTCTGCGCATGTGTTCTAGTGTGCGTGTTGGTATATTGGGTGAAGATGGATTTGTTTGAGAATGTAGTTGACTGGCTGGATTCCCAACATTAGTATCTTCAATAGAGAGAAGAATTATAGCATAATGAATCAATTTCATTATATCTCGTTTGTTTCTTCCACTTTTTTTCCCAAATCGTTGAGCGTATTTGATAATATTCCCAATACAAAACCCTTCACCATAACCACAATCAATAATAAATTCTGTTGCTTGAGATTTATTTTTGGAATAATGTGAACTATAAGTAGAGTCAATATATACTTTCAATATATCTAGTGTCTCATCTTCATTATATTTATAGTTCTTCACAGTTGTCATTTACTTTAGAATCAATCTATCTTAAATTGATTATAACGAAATTTTACGACCACGTTGGTCGTAAATATTTTTATATTCGCTGACAAAGTAGTTCATAACTATCTCGTTGCACTTGAAATAGAACTCAGGAGAGATCCAAGATGCAATGTCCAGGATGAGTTCTTTTTGGACGTATTGGCCGGTGAATTGTTTACTAATTTTATCATTTTTACTTTCCCTCACTTCGTAAAAGTCCTGGAGAATTCTCCAGGCAACTTTTTACAAAATATTTCAATAACTCAATATAAACTTTTGACATTTAAATACAATAATTTAATAATTCATATTAAACAACATCGGAGTGGGTCTTTTCTCTCGAATTTTTATTGGAGAATGTTGTCTGAGGCCATACTCGTTAAAGTCTCCCAAAAGAGTTGACCAAACTGTCAGTTTGCTGTTTCTTTGCTCCGTTAAAAGATTATTTTTCACATCACTTGTAATTACTTGAATCACTTGATTTATCAAAGCATCAACATAGTTAGGATTTTCAAGTGATGGAATACTATACCTAGTCATAGGATCTCCCGTAGAAGGTCGAAACGCTCGATAGATATCGTTCATTACTTCTACAATTCGTTCACACGGGACTATTATCCCTGGAGGATAGAAAACTCTCAATAACTCAGTGACCTTAGCTTGAATAAATTTTGCTGTGCTATCTGAAAAAAATGCTGAAATTGCCGCATTAGAATTTTGATAACCAACATGCGCTAGATATAACGTGTTCATTTTCTTTATTAAAATCTTTAAATTATTGAATATACACAGTGCTGTTGTAAATATAAAGCGTGTTTTGTGAACCTCCAGCTTTCCCGTTCCTGTTTATAATAACAGGACGATTTACAATTTTACGTTTAGGAATAGAAGGAATAAAAGGAATAGGACGAAGTGTCGATGGACGAAGTGTCGATGGACGAAGTGTTGTAGAATATGGGGTAATTGGTCCGAAAACTTTTATACTTTTGTCTTGGTATTTACTAAAAATACCGTTTTTATCATCCTGATCCAACGATCCTTTCTTAGAATACCACGCAAACATTACAGATGTGTTTACAGATGAGTGTCCTAATCCAAATGTGTGTCCAAGTTCATGTAAAAGCACATCATACAATAAATCAGCATCCCAATCTTCATCTAAATCCAAGTGAACTTGTCCCCTCCTTGAAGTGATCGGATAAAACGCGTGAGCAAGAACTCGGCCTCTCCCATCAAATGCATATCCGTCAAAATGGTCACCAGAATGAAATGATATTTTAATATCAGCATCTGGACTTATTATTTCAGTGAAGTACATCTCAATCGTTCCTAGTGTTCTACCAAATGCTCGTTTCCATTCTGTCAACGATTGATGTATGGCACGCCTTACCATGTCTCTTTCTGGGAAACTATTTGTATGATTTATATATATCCATGTCAAATTAGATATATGTGGTAGAAGTCCATCGATTGAAGTAAAACTCTCCATTTCATTATCTCTCCTCAGAACTTCTTTTTCAACGGTCCGTTTGACTCTTCGTGTTACATTCATTTCTTCGCCAAAGATTCCAGTCTCTTCCAAACCTAACGATTTTTGAAACTTTCTAATGCTTTTATTGATTTCAGAGTTTACAGAAACGAGAGAATTAAATTCTGTTTCAACAAGAATTTGTAAATCTTTTAAATCACACCATTTGGATATAGTTTCACGGTCTAAATAAGAATTTTCAGAAAGAAAATTTAAAATCTCTAGTTCATTTCTAATTGCTGGAGACTTTTGTTGGATGAAGAATTTAATTCCAGAGCATCCTGAAAATAATATATAAAAAATAAATATATATCTGTACATTTCAAATTTGAATTATCAACAATCATCTTAATACATCTTTATAGTAGTTATCGAAGCGTTATCATTGGTTTTTATTAGTTTTATGACAAATACGTCATAAAACGTAAAAGACGGCGGCTTTTCAAATAATCATCAATTTCCTAGACACATCAAAAAAAATATAATAATTAACAGCGCATGGTACAGCGTTGACACACCGTTCTGGACGCTTGTTGTGTCAATCGGTGATTATCATTCTGGAGTCGTCCAATTTCGGACATATACGATCGGTTCTCACGATCAAATTGTGATATATTAGATTTTAACGTTTGAACTGTCGACACAAGCTTCTGATTGTCTTGTTGAAGCTTCTGATTGTCTTGTTGAAGCTTCTGATTGTCTTGTTGAAGCTTCTGATTGTCTTGTTGAAGTCTTTGGAGTTCTGACATTTTAACTTAATGATTCTTCTTTAACTCAATTCTGGATCCCCAACTGCCTCTTTAGCTCCCTTGTCGCGTCGAGCTTTCTGAGGACCATATCATTTAATTCTTCAGCAGCTCTGATTTCTACATGAATGACGTCACGTTGCTTTTGGATGTCTGCACGTTGCTTTTGGATGTCTGCACGTTGCTTTTGGATGTCTGCACGTCGTCTCTGGACCTCCAAATCTATTTGGTCTTTAAATTCTTGCGGTAAGTGTTCTTGAATGAATCTACAGTCTTCATCATCGTTGTAACTCAAGAAATATGAGATGAACCAGTCAACAGAGTATGATTTATAGTTCTTGAGAACATCATGTGTCTCAATAGGGCGTATCAGAAAACTCATTGTTTTTATTAGAATGTTTTAAAAAACGATTAATTCAGATCTGGATCCCCAACTGCCTCTTTAGCTCCCTTGTCGCGTCGAGCTTTTTGAGGACCATATCATTTAGTTCTTCAGTTGCTGAAACTCTCCAAATATGCATAATAAAAATTGTCTTTGATTTGTTTGTAACAAATATTATTTAACGACGCCATTTATAAAGTACACAATTTAAAAAGTCAATTTTTACTCTCGTTCTTCAATGGATTCACTGGATTTTTTTAGTAAATTATTATTTGTAATTAAAATGAACAGACCTTATTGTTTAAATGAGTTAAAAATGCTCGAGTCAGATATTCATTCTAAATACAGACTCAGTAACGTTTTTGCAGAACATTATCCATGTTCTCATAGATATCGAGTTAAACTGGGTGGACGAAAAGAGGAATTTATTTTGGAATCAAAAGATGTAATGGACAATCAAACTTGTTCAATCTGTTTTAAACTGCGTACAAATCACGAATTTATTGAGGGGGATCCAATTATTGAAAGCATTAAATTGTTGGACGGTAAAGACCAAAATATTGATTTGAATTTCATAAAAAACAAAGCTATTTTTTATAAATGGTTGTTTCAACACGATTACTGAAGTGAGAGAGCAAAACAATGATCCAATTAATTGTTAATTTTATGACTGTTACGTCATAAAACAATAGAAAAGATAACGCCTGATGGAAATTACCTGAAAAGAAAAATTTTACCATATCGTTGTAATGTAGGATCATATTTCTTATATGTCTCAGTACATTCTGGATAACAAGGATACTTTGTCCGAACACCAGGCCTAAAACAATGCTGAGGGTATGCATGACCTGTCGAAGACTTCCAAAATTCTCGTTCAAGTCTTGGACGAAACCCTGCTTCACGTTCGACAACGATTGGTAAGTCTGACATATATTCTCCTCTCCACCAATCTGGATATGGGAAAAAAGCTCTACCTTCCTGTGTCATTACATTTGTTTGGCTATACCTGAAAGGACTGTCTTGGAGTTTCGCAATGATACTTTGTCTTAAAATGTCCGTGTTTGCTGACATAACTTTTATGAAAGAATTTTAAAATTTAAAGTCGTCAAAACAATCGCGACTACAAAAATATACTTTTTCGTTTCCATGAAAGCTTTTATATTTTGGAGCATAAATTTCTTTCTCGCATTGATTACATCGTAACGTAGAAATGAACATCCTTAATTTTTGGAAAAGACCTGGTGCGAGTTCCAACCCTCTTACCCCTCGCTTCTTCACATCAATCATAAACCCTGGTTCTGGTGTTTTTTCGTGAGCGCCTTGTGACTCGGTAGCGCCTTGTGACTCGGTACCTCGTTCGGCGCCATGCCGCGAAGCGGTAGGTTCAATTTGAGACAACTCTTTGAAGAAATCTGGTCTAAACGGTTTTCCGGTAAATGGATTTGTTTTGCTCTGACCAATTGTGAGTCGGTCAAAACAGTAAATCTTATCATCTTCCCTATAGTAGATCACATCTTCTATACCAGAAGGACAAGAGTCGTTTGCAGTTGTCTGAAGATATTTAAACACATTCTGTTTCGCAATTATACCACGTCTTATGAAAGGATCGTGTGGATTGCGAAGCATATCGTAGAAATCGTTTTCAATAGCGCGCCGCTGTCGTTTGATTATTAGTTCAGCCTCGTTGTGATCAGCGTCTGGGTTTTTATATATTTCTGGCAAAACAGTGTATCGATCTAAATTTATTATATCAGACGGATTGTAGTACGAATTGCGCACTCGGAAATGGTGTACCTGTGGACCTTTGATTAACTGTTGGAGGTATACTAGAACTTTAGACAACCCTCGAGCCATATCTTGGTTCGTTGAAGCGTTAAAAGAAGCCAAAACGCCTTGAACAGCATCTTTTGGTAGGATCTCATTTCGTTCTAACATGTTTTGCGCTGCATTAAAACTATTCGCTGAAACATTCTCAAATTCGACATCGCTGATATCTTTCCACGCATCGACTGACGATTGAAACATGTCACGTGTTTCAATTATTATCTTACCCGAAACCGTCACATAACCAACAGCATTTTCAACATATTTTCGCTTTCCATCACATGCGTCTTTATACCACGATGTGCTAACATTAAACCAGTTGTCAGTACGTTTTGATGTGATATATTTCATTAGATCTATGTGCTGTTTTATGACAAACCCTCGCACAGGCTCTTTTGTGAATCGATACATCCATGGTGCTCGTCGATATTCTCGTTCACATTTTGACATAACCTCTCCTGGCCCAAACATTGGAACTATTCTTCGTCTACTATCATTATCATTTGCTGCTGGCCCAAACATTTGAACTTTACGTACAGGCTCGCGAGATTTTTTTACGATTCGATCTACAATAGTATTTAAATCCCGCTCGGCGGGCAGCTTCGCTGCTAGTCTGTAAATGAATTCTCGTTGTTTAATCAATTTATACATTTGTGAAACTTTATCTTGTGTATCAGGACGATTATAAAATTCATCAAAGAACTTGACGATATTTGCTCTTCCACTGTCATCAAATTCTCTAAAAAAAGGCTTTACCAAAGACCATGGAGTCTGTGCCTTAATCATGTGAAACATCTTGATTAAATCTTTTTGATCGGTCAATTTTTCGACATATGAATCGATTTGATCAGACATATCTTCCATTCTATACATTGCAAAAACTTTAAAAGGGTGTCTCGAATCAACTTCTGGAAGAATTGTTTTTTTTGCTTTTGAGGCTGCGCGTTTTTTTGCTGCTACCGCCTTAGCACCTCGAGGTTTATTCCCACCGCGTTTTTTGACTTGTTTTAACACGTTGTCCATTTTACCTTGTGTGAAAACATTTTAATTTAATTATGAAATTAAAAAATTAAGTATTTAAGTTCTGTTCAAACTGTTTCTTTTTAGCTTCAAAAATTGCTGAAAATTTTTCATATACAGCAACATCGTTTTTCATATTGCTCCATCTAAATCCTAGTTCTTGCATCGTAAGTTTTGTTTCTTTTTTTCGCTCTTGTTCACAGAAAAATAAATACTCTGAACGAAAGTTATTTTTTAAGAGTGGTTGACGAACTTTCTTATCACTGTGGTATCGCTCTTTATCTACTAGAAACAATTTTGTCAGTTCTGCTTCAACCTCTGGATCTGGGAAAGCCTTAAATCTTTGCCAACGTCGGCCAAGTTCACATGTAATTTCCCTGATGTTCATTTCAGGATGTTCTTTTTTTATTTGTTGTCGAACTGTATCGCAAAAGAAAATATATTTACTTTTCGGGCGTGGAGGATTTTGACAAGGGTCATCAGTTTTACGAATAAGATTTTTAAATTTGGTGCTTTTACTTTTCCATGATGCAATCAATTTATCAAAAAGCTCTTCAGTGTTAATATTTTTTAATTCGGGTGCAGCTTTGCTCTCATTGAGAAATGCAACGATGAATTTATTTAATGAATGAAATTGTGCGTTTATTTCCAATACCATCTTTTTAGAATAGGCATTTCTTTTTAAGTCAACTTTGAAATACATATTCCTATTAGAATAATGGCGCGTAGGCGAAAGGGAGGCGAGAATTATCGATTATTAGTCGTCACTGAATACTTAGACTGGTTCCTTTTCCAGATCTGTCTAGCCATCAAATCTTCTCTGTGAAACTGACTGTCTCTAATCCATGAAAGACAATTCTTATTATCAAGAGACGCTCGATAAAAATGTGGTTTCAACGTTCCCATTGGGTCGACATACTCATCTCTAACAACAAGACCCGGTTGGATGAACAATGTTGATATAAATGGTACAGAAAGGTCTTTTCCATAATAATATGTGACATCACCATTATGAATCGTATTATACGAGTCGTGAACACTTCTACCCTGATTCCTTGGTAGTCTCTCAGCATCTCCAATTTGGACTTTCCCGTTTCTGGGAAGATTGTCCAATGCCATAGTACCATCACAGTGTGCCATGCTTTTAAGACGTGGGTCGCCACTGATGTAAACATTGGGATTACATATTTGTTTGTCACAGGCACTGGGTATCTTAACAAAGTCTAAATCCCATGCGTCAAGGTTATTTAGTCTGACATATCCCGTATCATCGTTTTGTTTAATGCGGATATGTGGAATAGCGGTACAAACGTTCATGTTATTGTTCATTTTCATATGACTATTTAAATTTAGTTATTTTGTAATCTATCGTCAATAAACCCATATGAGTACTCTTTCCCATTCTGAAGATGTATCACAACTGTGTCATTTTCTGTTTCTCTCAACCATTCAGTATGAGGTTTATGGAAAGTAGCGATTTTTTGGAATGTATGATCTTTTGACAAATCTGACAGATTCTTAGACTGAATCGCAATGTCGTGCACCCGCAAATTCTGATCCAAAAGAGATTTAATTGTTTGAGGGCTTGGACTCTCACCTTCCTGTAACTCCAAAACTGCTACCACACGTTTTGGAGCTTTTGGTTTTAATTTATAATCATTAATCAAATTGTCGTAAGAGTTGAAATAGAGTTTTATCGTTCTATCCCAGTCAAACATTATAAAAATTATACTTAGAATCGTGAACACAATCGTTAAGATCAGGATAAATTTCTTGTTCATTTTAAATTATGATGTTTTTATGACACGTGTGTCATAAAATAAACGTTTTCAGTTTTAAACGTCTCTCTTCTCCGCATCAACCTCCTTCATCATCTTTATAAGCTCTGTCTCCCCAATCTCCGCACTC